AAGCGCCCGTTGCTCCGGCTGGCGCGTAATCGCAGTCAATGATGCGTATACGAGACTTCGCTATGCCGACATCCTCTACGCGGCGGACTGGAGCTGGTGGAAAGCGCACAACGGGGCGCAAGACTTCCACGGCGAGCGATGGAGCTGCAGCGCGGTGGCGAGTACCGTCTGTGATGACAAGTCCGGCGTTGCCGGAGATTACGGGCTCCTTCTTGTTGAAGGACGTGAAGGGCGAGGATTTGCAGAAGCTCGTGGAATTCATATGGGGGCCTGCGCTCACAGCGGGTTCCAGGCGGTCAATCTCGCGCTGATCCTCGGCTGTGCTCGAGTCGTTCTGTGCGGGTTCGATATGCGCCGGGTCGAAGGCGAAGCGCATTTTTTCGGCGAGCATCCGGATCACTTGCGGCGTTCGCAGGAGGGCTGGCACGACTTTGTGAAGTCCTACCCGCCCGACTCGCGGATAGTGAATGCGACTCCGGGGAGCGCGATCGCAGTCTATGAACGATGCACCCTTGACGAGGCGTTACAGCGGTACGGCGTGCGTGATCGGCACGGGGCCGAGTCTGACGCTCGGGCAGATCGAGTCTGCGCGTAGTAAGGGATTCACGCTCTTTGGCTGCAATAACGTCTATCAGACGGTACCCGATCTTGCGGTACTGTTTGCGACGAACGCGCCCTGGTGGTTCCACTACCTCGAGACTGACGAGAAGTTAAGGGACGGGGCATTCGAGAAGTGGACGAATAACGAGGAATCGGCTGAGAAGTACGCGCGTTATGGGCTCCGGTACATCAAGAGCCGGGATGCGCCGGGCTTGAGTCAGAACCCGAAGCGCCTGCATCACGGGCACAGCTCCGGTTTCTGCCTTCTCAATCTCGCGTATCTGATGGGTGCGGAGCGGATCGTGCTTTTGGGCTTCGACATGAAATACGCGCCGGACTATGACGGGCGCGAGCGCACGGCGGGGTCTACGCCGCGGCACTATTTCGGCGAGTACCCGAGCCTGATGCGGCACTGGCCGAAGGTGAGCATCACGAATGGTGTGCTCCACGGGCTCATTGACGTGTATCGACGGGTGGCAGAGCAGAATCTCGTCGAGATCATCAACTGCACGCCGGACTCGGCGCTTGATTGCTTTCCAAGGATGAATATCGACGATGTGGCGCTGGGAACAAGTCGCAGCGTGGCTTGAAAAGCCCGAGGTGGGCGTCGAGCTCGGCGTCAAAGAGGGCCGGTTCACGGAATACCTGCTCGGCAGGTTCCCGCACCTCTATATGGTGGCGGTCGATCTCTGGCAGCCTCGCGAGGACAGCGGGCTCAAGGGATTCGAGACCTACCGGGAATGGGATTTTGGCACGATCCGCGCGGACTTTGACCGCAGGACGCGCCCCTATCGCGGGCGGGTGCGCGCGCTCGTGTGCGATACCGTCGATGCGGCGAGCTACTTTGCGGACGGGAAATTCGATTTCGTGTTCATCGATGCGGAGCATACCTATGAAGGCGTGCGCGATGACATTCGCGCATGGCGCCCGAAGATCAAGGCGGGCGGCATCCTGTGCGGGCATGACTACTGCGGAAAGTTCATGGGTGTATGCGAAGCGGTGAACGAATTGAAAGAGCCAATTATCACCGGAGCAAATGATACCTGGATGATTCGATGCTGACCGATGCCGAGATGTACGAGCGCATGGCGAACGGTTGGCGCGCGGGAAAGCCCGAGACGGTGTGCGGGAATGGATCGACGCTTGCGAGCACGGCCAAGATCCGGCAGTGGCTGCCGCGGATCGTTGCAGCCTATGACTTGAGTCGCATCAATGATGCGGGCGCAGGCGATCTTTATTGGGTGCGCAAGATCAACTGGCTGGTCGCATATCGGGCTTACGATCTCGTGCCGCGGGCGCCGAATGTCGAGCGCATCGATATCACGACTGAGGCCATGCCGCCCTGTGATGCGATCCTGTGCCGAATGGTGCTCAATCATCTGGACGAGCCGCGAATCCTGATGGCGCTCGAGCAGTTCCGAAAGTCGGGACGGTACTTGATAGCAACGCAGTTCAACGGCGAGGACTTGCCGAAGCGCTCGCCACAGTTCACGCGGCTTGATCTGCGCAAAGCGCCTTACTATCTGGGCGAACCGCTCGACAAAGTGCAGGACGGCCCCGAGGACCTATGCAGCCTCGCGCTGTGGAGGATCTAGGCCCGTTCATTGACCGGCCGACAGAGTGGGCGTTTTACAATCCGCTCGTCGGCTCGACGATGCTGGAACTTGGCAACAAGAAGAATGCGCGCCTCGGGTTGACCTATAAAGCATTCTTCGAAGCGCTCGGGTTTGCGCATACGAGTATCGATCTGAACGGTGAAGATGGCGCACTCAAGCGCGACTTGTGCCGGCCGCTCGATCTTGGGACGTTCGATATGGTGACGAATATCGGCACCAGTGAACACGTCGAGAATCAAGAAGCGGTCTGGCGGAACATGGTCGAGGCCCTGCACATCGGCAGCGTACTTTTAAGTGCGACGCCGCTACCCGGAGATTGGCTCGGGCATGGGCACTTCTATCCGAGTGAGGAATTCTATTGGGAGTTCATCGATATGAATGAGCTCGCAATGGAGCGGCTTTATGTCGGAGGCGAGGCGCCGCGGCGCATGATCTTCGCCCGTATGCGCAAGATCTGTGAGGCGCCGTTTCTGATGCCGACCAAAGGAATGCGTGATTATCGATGAAGGTCGTTTGCATCAAGTGGGGTGACAAGTACGCCGGCTCTTACGTGACCAAGCTCGCAAGCATGGTCGCGCGGCACTTGCCGATCGCGCACGAGTTCCTGTGCTTCACCGAGAACCCGGTCGAGGGCGTGAGGTGTTACCCGCTCCTTTGTGATCTGCCGACATGGTGGAGCAAGGTTGGGCTTTTCCAGCCGGGGATGTTCGATGGAGATGTGCTCTATCTCGACCTCGACGTGGTGATTACCGGCAGTCTGATGCCCTTGGTGGAATGCCTGCACGGCGATCCGTCGAAGCTCTGGGCGCTCGATGATTTCAGTTATTCGCTTCTGCGACCGAAGCAGGACCTTGATCCGCTGACACGCCGGCTTCTCGGTGGCACGGGAACGATCAATTCATCGGTCATGCTCTGGAATGGGGAAGTAGGCCGGCCGGTGTGGGAGAACTTCCACCCCGTCATCATGGATATATTGCATGGCGATCAGAACTGGATCACTCGATGCCTGTGGCCTGAGGGCATTGCGTTACTGCCGCAGGCAGCGGTCGGCTCGTACAAGTACGGCCAGCTGCGTCAGGAGCCGATCAAGTCCGTGATGGTGTTTCACGGGCCCCCGAAGCCAGCCGAGGTGAGGGATGCGTGGGTTCGGGAACACTGGCGGTAATTCACTGCGAGCCGGGGATTCCCTGGCAGCCCGTACGCGCCGGGTATCTCGCTGAAGGCTTCCAGACTGTAGGGATTCCGTGCTCGATCACCTCGAGCCGCACAAGGATTGATTCGGGCTTCCCGGTACTGCTCGGGACGACGTGCTGGCGCGGAATCGAACGCGACGGCGGCGAATTCCTGCTCGTCGATCGCTGCTCCTTCGGCGATACCGAGCGATTCGTGCAACTCGTCTGGAACGGGCACGGGCGTCGTGGGAATCATCGCGTGCCGGAGCGCGCACCAGGTTATCGGTGGGATCGATATGGCTGTGAGCTCGGTGAGTATCAGACGCACGGCAGCCGGGTTGTGTTGTGCGGGCAGACGGAAACCTATTCGCCGCGCTATTCCTCATTGAAGGAGTGGTACGAGAGTGTCAGAGCTACCCATTTCAAATGCCACCCCGCAGGAGGGAACCCTACCGGGTTGCCCGATGTGCGCGGCTTTGAAGACTGCCGATGCGCCGTCACGCTCAATTCTTCAGTCGGCGTTCAATGTGTTCTGGCTGGCGTTCCAACAATTACAGGTGACGAAGGCGCAATGGCGTGGGATGTCACGGGACATTCACTAGAGGATATCCGGATGCCGGATCGTGAGCCGTGGTGCCACTGGCTCGCATGGACTCAATGGACCGATGACGAACTGAGGCAAGGTGAACCGTGGGCTTATCTCTTATAACTGCGCCGACGTTCGAGCCCGTAACGCTCGCCGAAGTGAAAGCGCATCTGCGCGTATCGACGGCCGAAGAAGATGGATTGCTCGCGGGATACTTGCTTGGCGCGCGACAGTTCGCCGAAGGCCATACACGGCGACGGTTTGCGACGCAGACGCTCGATTACACGATCGATTGGCGCTGGCCGTATCTCGCGTGCGAGGACTACTACGTACAGCGTATTGAACTGCCGGTGAATCCGGTGCAGTCGGTGACCTCGGTTACCTATGTGGATACGGGCGGATCACCGCAGACATTGGCGTTGACGAGTCAGTACCTCACCAAGTTCGATGAGACCGTGAGTTATATCTATCCGGCTTACGGTGTTGTCTGGCCGGATGTGCGATATCAGCCGAACGCGATCACCGTGCGCTTTGTGGCGGGCTGGACGCAGGCCACGTTCCCGAACGATCTGCGGCAAGCGATCCTGACGCTCGTCGCACACTGGTACGAGAACCGGGAATCGGTCGCAGTTGGGAACATTGTCACGGAAACGCCGTTTGCGACCGAGGCGATGCTCTCGGGCTATCGGGTCTCACGGATTCTCTGATGCGTGCCGGGCGGCTCTTTCAGCGGATCACGTTCCAGACGCGATCCGCGACCCAGGACAGTTACGGCAATGAACTCGACTCGTGGACCGATCTCGTGACGGTTTGGGGCGCATGCGAGCCGATCTCGGGACGCGAGTTCTTCTCGGCGCTGCAGGTCAATAGCGAGATCACGGCGCGGATCACGGTGCGGTATTCGCCCGAGGTCGCCGCAGTGACGACCAAGCATCGGGCGATGTGTGAGGGCAAGGCGTTCGACATTCACGCGATCATCGACCCGAATCGCGCGCACTCGGAACTTCAGATGATGTGCGCCGATCACGCGGCGAGCACGCAGTAATGGCAGACGGACTGACCGTCCAGGTGAAGGGCCTCAAGGAAGTTCAGCATCAGCTGATCAATCTCGGGTCCGTGGCTGGCACGAAGGCGATGCGACAGGCGATGTTTGCGGCAACCAAGCCGCTCCTTGCTCGAGCGCGGCAGA